AGCAGCACCACCAACTGAAAGATCAGCTTGAGGAGGCATTCCTTCTGCACCAGTAGCATCAGGAGAACCAGCCCCAAATCCTTGACCAGTTACACCACCACTTTGAAAACTTAATGAAATATTAGGTGTACCAAAGTTTTGATCATTGACAAAGTTTGCACCTTGTTCAAATCTCAATCTTTCAATCTCTTGATCAGAATCAAGACCGAAAGCTTCAATCAAGGAAACATTTGAAATTACACCATTCTGGTTTGCTGTTACAAGCATTTGTAGCTTGCCAGTATCATCACGTAATTGAAGATCATCGAATTTAATTTTTGGATAAATTAATTCGTCTTGTCCTCTTTCGCCTTCGACAACAAAGCCATTCCACTTTGCAACTGGCATAAAAACACATTGTTCAACCCAATGCGCAACTTCTCTTCTGAATGTTTCTAATCTTTGAGCCATTGCAAGAAGACCAACCTGAGCATTACCATAAGTTGGACCTTCACCATTTAAAAGCGCTTTATTCAACATTACGCCATCTAAAATTTCTTGCTCAATTAATTCAAATTCGCCTGTAAGAGGATGAATTTTTCCTGTTGCCCCATACCATTCTAAGTCAAAATTATGGTGTGTTACAAGAGTAAGATTTGGGTCATTTGCAATAGATGCTAACTCATCTTGGACATTGTCAATATCTTCTTGAGATGCAGGTCTAGTATCACTACCAATCTTGACAACCTTGATAGGTAAAATGAGACGCTCAGCAATCATGTATTGCGCTTGTCGCAATTTGTCTTTGTAAGTCAATATTGGGAATAATGGGCGTATCATTGAGATACCATAATCTTCCCAAGGATTAGAACCATATTTAAAGTGATGAATAGATATCTGGTTAAGCTTGATAGGATCTCCTTTCAAGATTAACTTCTTTATTTCATCAGGTATGGAATTGTAAATATCTTTAGGATGCCTTTCATTTACAATTCTTATTTCTTCAGCAGAAGGCCTGTAGGCATAGCTTCCCTGCTGGTCGATCATTCCAGGAGTCTTGATAACATTGTCTGGATTTAAGATAGAAATTGATTTCCAAGTTGCACCATCATGTTGGCATTCTTCGTTTTTATCTTCATCCCAGTTCGAACCATGGCAATGTGGGCAGTCAATAGAAAGCAGAACAAAAGCATCACCTAACAAATGATATACTTTTGAAATCTCAGGCAACCATTTTTGAAAATTAAGTTTTTCAACTAATTTTTCAAAATAGTCTTTGACATAAGAAGAAGAGCACTCTAATTTCCAACCAGAGAACGGATAGTTGGTATAGAAGTTAATTGCTGCAGAAACTTTTGGTTCATTGTTCTTCCACCAGTTTGCCCATAAATATACTTCACGACGAGCATTTGGGATCTGGAATGAAGAAGGAGTAAGGAACGGAGAATAAAAGTTAGGAGCAGTTGTGATAGAATTGATACTGGCAGACCTTGTAACACCAGGGCCTAAGCCTAAACCAATACGACTACTTGCATATGCTTGTTTGGATTGTGGAGAACCTGTACTTGTTGAGCCTGAAACTTGTGTTGCTGCTGTTCTGATTGCAGATGCAAGAGATGTTTTTGTTGCCATAACATATATTATACCGTTCTATTTTTTATTAGAACCAAGTTTGATTTGACGGAAGTTGTCCAAAGAGTTTAGGATCTTGTTTTCCAGTTAATGCTTGTGTGTATCCCTCGCCATTCTTAAGGTGTTGGAATCCCTCTCCCCTTTTACTTGCATTTGAGTCTTCAGGAGTTACATTATTATTCTGTTGTCTTGATCCTTCTAAAAGTTCTTCAAGAGTTGTTTTTTCTGGATCTTCATGAAATTCAGAATGCCTTCTAGCTTCTATAGAGGCTGATTGAGGACTGACAATGAATTGACCATTGTTATCCATGTTCATTCTGTGAGGTCTATTAACTAGTAAATCCCAAATTTCTTCCTGTTGATCTTTTGTCATCTTGTAATAATCATCAACACTTTTGTTCATTTTTTTGAGAATACCAGGAAGCTCATCGTAAAGACCTTGTGGTTGGTTGTCTATGTCTTTAACTATATCAACTCCAGCATAAGGCTTATCAGAAGATTCATTTCTTGAAAAATCTACTCCACCACCAAATGATACGACTTTTCTATACCACATCGTCGTATTCTTCTCTTTTAGATTCCATGATATAATCTAGACCAAGTTCATCGGCAAAGTTCTTCAGATCGTCTTCAGAAAATTGGTGACCCCAATCATCATCATCTGTGTCACTTAATAATTCTTCAATGGTCTTATCATTTTTATTATTTTTTCTATGAGATTCTAAATCTTTTTCAATTGAATTTTCATCATTTTTTTTTGATGCAGAAATGTTCTTATTGAGCAAATTAGTTACTGATTCTTTTGGTTCAGCCTTATCTTTATTAAGTTCATCTCTATAGTTTTTAGGTTCTTTGCTATCAAGAAGCTGCTCAGCGTATGATTTTTCCATATCGCCTTTTCTAGAGTAAAGACCATCTTCAAGTTGTTCTTCTCTTGTAGTTTCAATCTCAGACTCTGCTTTATTTAGTTTTCTCAATAACGCTTCTAAATAATCATTTCCGCTTTGCTCTTCTCTTGGCAATTGAGAATCTATAGTTTTCATAGAATCAGATTGTGCTTGTTTTGGTCTAAGGACTGGTTTATCACCTTGTTGATGACCATAACTTGATTGTTTTGCATTTGAAAGTTGTTTTTCTCTAGAGTCTGATTCGTTATGCTTGCCTCTGACTTTGTTAACACCTCTGTCAGAATTCTCAAATCTTGCTTCAAAGCCAACTTCACCTTCAGTTAGTTTCTTGGATCTTTCACCTTCAGCAAGATTAAGTAAGTTTGCTTCATTGTCAGGATGTCTGTGAACATCTAATCTTGCCATAACTTCATCATGGGATTGGAATGCTGTTTTCATCCAATCAGCATAGGCACAAGTTACAGTTCCGTCTTTGCCTACTCTTGAGTCAATGCAGTTTTCTCTACACTTAGAAATCTCCATAGGAACAGGGCCTCTACCTTGCATTTTGCCTTTAGGGCACAATAGATATGGCTCATTGTCTTGAGTTGACAGCGAAGTATAAGCAACTCTCTTCATTTCTGATGGAGTAATGCTTGAGAATGTATTTCTTAATTTGGCTGAAACTTCTTCAATAGCATCTTTATTTCCAGAAAGAACTAAACTTCTTGCTTTATCTAAGAAAGATTTGGAAATAACACTATCGGAAAATTTATATAGATTGTCAATTGCATTGACAGATTCTATTTGCCAGAATCCTGAAGATTTTTCTTCTTTTGTATAGGCTACTCTTTCTAACTTAACAGCATCAAAATCTTTATTTAAGAAACTTTGCAGAGACATGTAAGCATATCTAAGAATATTTCTCTGATTAGCAAGTTTTATGCTATTGAGGTTCTTGTAAGCACTGTGAACTTTTGATGCAGGCAAGACACAAAAGACTTTAGGGCCACCCATGGACTTAAAACTATTTGTTATCGGATCATCATCAAAATCATCTGCTGATAAAACATGAAACGGGGAAGAAGATGGCATTTTTTCAGAATCTCCAAGATTCATTAAGGAATCTTGAAGCATTTCCAACAAGCCCATACCACCAATTTTAGATTTGTCTAAAATTTTATCAACTTTCTCTGGGTCATGTGTTTCGTATTTAGTTGTGATTTTGTATCCGTGTTCCATAATTAATTTCCTAATCCAAGCATTGACAATTCTTCTTTATCAAAGCCTCTGTCAACTAATGCTTTTCTTATTTGCGCCAGTTCTTCTTTTGCGCCATTTTTGTCAGCAGGATCTTTGAAATCACCCTGAGGAGTTGATTTACTATAATCTAATAAATCTAGTAAGAAACATACTCTGGCAATTAATTCTGCTGTAGATCTTTTGTGAAATTTTGGAGATTCATCGTAGTTCAAAGAAGCAGTTTTTACAGCTTCTTTTTTACTGTCCTTTGCATCATCTTTATCATCGTCTGTTTTTAGTTTTCTATTATAGTCTTTAACGATATCAACTGCTCTTTCGACAGTTTCTTTGTTCCAATATTTTAGCTTAGAAATATATCTAACAATATCGTTTTTCTCTACACCATGATCAAGAAGTTTTCCAACTTTTCCCATCAAAACTCTAAATGGATTTCCACGGGTCTTTTTCTTTTTCTTTTGTACTGTTTGTGCTGCTCGTGAATTATTGTACACTTTGTCTTCCTTCTTAGATGTGATATAGAGTTCATTTATGTCTCTAGCAATATCTTGATAAGTAGGGTCCAATTCGCCTGTCAATGGATCTTTTGTTCTTGTACGACCACTGTTAGAGTGCATTAAAGCTTGAGATAGTGTGTCTAATTTATGTCTTAGACCCCTATCCATTACTCTAAGACTTACATTAGCAACTTTGTCTGCAAGAACTTGAAAGTTATCTTTACTTGCCAGTACTTCTTGAATTATGTCTTTTAATTCTGCTTCAGTTACGCCTTCAATCTCTTCCCCACCTAATGGAATATTATTTATGCCATTGGCAGGATTTGAGGCAATTGCAGGGCCACCAGAATTGTTTGGATCCATTTTTTAACTTAAATCTAAATCAATGCTATTATAGATGTCGGAAATAGTTTGTGCTCTATTTTTTGATTTTTCTGAAATTTGATCTTGGAAATTCTTTTGAATCGCTAATCTTTCATTTCTGACACGATCTTGATTAGCAATGCGTAAACTTTCTCTTTGATCTAAACTTTCAGGATCGATCATGCCAAATGTTGAATTAAATTCACTGTCAGAGGAAGTTCTTAAGATAGAATGTGCTCTGGAATTAACTACATTTGATTTTTTGATTTTAGAGATATTTTTCTCTTCCCATGTTTGATGTCTTGAAGCCTTAGCCTCTCTCTTTCTTTGTGATTCAACAATAGCTTGTTCTGTTGAACTTTCTTGTGAATTCAAAAATTCTCTCGAAATTGAAATCATATCTGGGTTGAAAATATTTGAAGAACCTCTAAGCATACAATCCATATATTCTTCTGAAGAAAATGCTTTTAATCCACTAGTGGTGATTCTAGCAGACTCGCCCTCATCGTAAAAAGAGCCTGATCTCTTAATGGAACCTAAATCTTGAGAAAATATTCTTTCTTCAACAGATTCTTGCCTTAAATCATTGTAGAGAGATGGCCCAGAAATTTTTTCCCAGGACTTAGAAAGTGAATTTGCTTCTTTGGTAAAGCCAATATTGTTCTTAGAAATCTTCATTCTGTTTTCTGCAGAATTATTTCTAAGTTCAGCGTATGGGTCTTCTTCAACTTCAACTTGAGCACCAACAAATTTCTTTTCTAAAAAACTTGGAATGTTTTCAGTTTCTGATACTTTTCTGAATCTCATATTTATATCCTTAATTTATTCAAGAACGTCCCAAGGCCTAAACCTTGGGACTTATTTTTTCTTGAGGAATTAATTTTTCTTATCGTATTTTTTTGTGAACAAGGCATCGATCCATTCTTGATCACCATAGCCAAGGTCATTTTTCCAATAATCTACAAGTCTTGAATAGTCAGCGTCTGAAAGAGTTGCTGTCTTAATCATAGAACTAGCAGCAGCAATTTTAGTATTGATGTCTAATTCAGATGCTAAAACGCTTTTAATTTCTGTAGTATTATCAGCTTGAACTGCAGGCATTTCGCCTAATCTTGCTTGGATGTATTCAACTGGAAAACCTTCAGCAAGGGCCTTTTGTGCAAAAGCAGTCTTCATTGAAGGAGTCATTCCTGAGTTGGAAGTGCTTCTAGATGCAGTTTTTTGTGTCTTTGGTTGATTTACATTCTCTTCAACGCTTTGGACAATTGCTTCTCTATACGCTCTTCTTTGTGCTAATCTAACAGACTTATCTTTTTCAGAAGCAATTCTTGTTTCAATTTGTGAAGCAAGTCTAACTCTTCTATCATGTCTAGCAGCAAGAATGGCACTCTTTAAGTGCTCATCGCCAGCAGCTTCTGCTGCTTCTACTGCATCTGCAGAAAGTTGGGAAGGATGGTTGAAGATATATGCCTTTTTAACTTTCTCGTCTTTCTTAGGACCTTTTCTTTTCATAGGACCTTTAGCATCGTCTTCGTCTTCATCATGATCTTCATGATCTTCATCATGCATTTCTTCATCATCATCTTTAGACTTGTTTTGCTTACCCTTTTTATTCTTTGCTAACCATTTGGCTAAGCCAGAATCAGGATCAAGGCCTTTTTTCTTTGCTGTTTTGTATGCGTCAACCATCATTGCATCAACGTCTTCATCAGACATTTCTTCATCGTCTTCTTCAGCGTACATGGATCCAGACTCTCTGTCATTAGATCTTGCTTCATTGTCAAATGCTTCAGGATGTGCGTTGTTCAAAGCTTTTAAGAGCTCATCAGGAACTCTCTTACCATCGCCATTTTCAGCAGCAGCAAGTCTTTGATTAAATGTATCCCAATCTATACCTTGAAAAACAAGGTCAGAATCAAGAGGATCTTCTTGATATCTGTTTGGGAAAATTCTATCTGCCATAATTTTGTTTTCTCCTCAAGAAAAAATACATTAAAAAACTTCTTAAATTTAAAGGGTAATTCCTTTAATGCATCTATCTTCAGCTTCCATATCTTTAATATCTCTTATTCTATACTTTTCGTCTAAGAAAGCTAATGATAATGGAAAACTTACATTTTTATTCCAAAAAGAGTAACAATCTGGATAATCAAACTTGAAAACGACAACTTCAAAGTTTTCTAAAGGGTCTGCAAACATTAAACCTTTTGTTCTAAGTTTGTCGTTATCTGCTAAAAACCTAATTTCAAATTCATCACGGAATTTGTCCTTAGTGAGTCAAGAACCTACTTTCTTAAATTTATTACTAGATGCTTTGACACTTCTTGCTGCTTCTAAATCAAATCTATCTTTGGTTCTTTGCTTTCTGAATTCATTTACGTTTTCAGTGGAAAGATAATGATCTCTAAGTGCAAGTTTTGCTCTATCGGTTAATTCGACTGATCTGCCATATCCAGTTAATAAACCTGCAGTCTTAAGAGCAAGTAAATCATTGTCAGAAATATTGTTAGGAACACTGCACACTTTGCCATCTTTGTTGAGGGCTAGTTGAGATGCTGCTGTGACAACTTCGTCTGTTGAAGCATCTATTCTTCTCAACATATCAATATATCTTGTGCTGATCTTTGCTGCTTCTGCCTTTTTTGGTTGTTGAGAAACACCAAGAAGTTGAATTTGAATATCTGATAATCCAAGTCCTTCCATTGATGGTCCGTCAAACAATTCCGCATGCAAATCTAAACTATGTACTGGCTTAATTGGTAATGGCATAATAATCTCCTTATCTGTTTGGTATTCTATTTTTCCAAGCGTTACCTTCATCTACATTTTTCTGATATGTCTCTTCCCAAGTAAATGACAAAGTGTCTCCAGCCATTGAAGGACTAGATGCTAAATTGCCTGGATCAATATAGGCTGGTCCAGGAACGTTATCAGGACCATGTAATAAGCCTTCTATATTTTGGCCATCTGATTCACCGCCCAAATCAAAATAGTCCCTTACAAATCTATTTGGCTTTATTTTTTGTCTAAAGAAGTCATTTTCTTTATACTCATCTTCTATTTCTTCATATTCAACAAAATGAACGTGTGGCACCTTAGTTACTGATTGCTGAGGATAGTATTGTGCAAATTTATTAAATAGTTTGTCAGATTGAGCAAACTTTCCAGAAGAATCTAATTTTTCGCATAGATCCAACAAAAGTAAAATTTGTTTGTTCATCTTAAAATGTTGGCCCCATAAATCCACTCAATAATGTGTCATATTGCTCTTCGACACTTGCATCTTCAGTTGATGTTGGTTTTACAAAATTAAAATAAGAAGAATCCATTTTTGGTTTACGCATATTACTTTCAATAGATTGGAATGGGTCTATTTGTTTTAGTTCTGCACTTTCTTCACCAGTAAATTTTCTAGGAGTCAAATCAACATTTGCATCAGGATTTGGATAAGTCAAGATAGTATCTTTTAATCCGTATTCTTGAAATCCGTCTTGGTCTGGTGTATTGACATTTATCAAATCATCAAAGTATGTTTCCAAATCAGATCCATGTTCTAATAATGGCGTTTTTCCTAATGGCTCATTACTGAACTGTTCTACATCGTATCTATTTCTTGGCTCAGCATACTCTTCAGTAATTCTATTTCTTCTCTTGGTTTGATAGTCTTGTGCTACACGGTTTATATCATTTTCTGAAATTGCAAAGTGAAGTCTTGATGGTTTGTCTGGGTCTTTGTATTCTTCACCCATAAACTTATAATCTTTTTTGTATTTATGTCTGTCTTCTAAAGACTGCTCCATAGTCATAAGATGCTCAGGTTTAGCATTAAAAAACTGCTTTATGTACTTAGGAGAGTTTTTGTGCAAATCATTAGCCGCATTTTCTAAAGACTGTTTATAATTATGAAGTTGAGCACGAAGTTTGGCTCTCATTCTTTCTTCAGGTGTTAAAAGATATGGAATAGATTCTTCATAATGTCTGTGTTGAGGGGTTAGACGACTTTCAATATTGTCATCCCTGCCGTCAAAATCCATATGTGTTTTACGCAGCAACTTATCAAAATTTGCGTCTTCATCGACATACAAATTTATCTCATGTCCGCCTCTATTGCTACCACCCTTACCAATAGGACTTTTTCCAGGCATGAATGGAGACACTTGTCCGCCACCACCAACGCCTCCAAATTGTGCTATACGAATATTTTCAGACATAATGATTTTTTCTTATTTTAAAATTCATAATCCTTTATGGTTGAATCATCTTCTGTTTAAATTGACCATTTTTGATCTAGGCAATCTTGCAACAATTTTAGAAGTAAGACATTCAAAAGATACTGCGGCAACACAATCACAAATGTCATCCTTATAGCCTGACAATGCTTCTATGTAATATCTTTTTCCTTTCCATTTTTTTTGTAAAAATAAAAATTGAATTTTCGCTTCTTGGACTTCATTTAGTGATTGCAATGTATTTGTCATATCAACGTAACTACCACCAGATAAATCATATACATCTATCCTGTCATCTCTAATCAATTGCGCCAACTCTGTGTAAATTTTTTCTTTGTATTCTTTATTGAATTGACGTTCTATAATGGGAACACCAAAGCTTTGCAATTTTATGACAGAGGATTGAGAATTCCAATGGTCTATCGAGACTTGTTTAAATCTAAATCTACGATGTAAATCGATAACATAGTCTTCTACTTCTTTTTCCTTGACAGGTTGATTTCTTGTCAAAGGGTTCCAAAAATGAATGTGGTCTATTACAACTCTTTTGAGAGGTGTATGGTCGGGACCAATAGTTCCATACATAGTCTCTGTGTGAGCAATGACGATCGCATAGTAGTCAGATGTTCTTGCAGGATCTATATGGCAAAAATATTCAAAAAGACCGTCTGGCATTTCTTTTCTTTTAACCATATTTTGGCTCTTAAACATTCTGTCTATATCTTCAGACATAAACATTGGGTCAGATGATGAGGCTCCAAACTCAGCCCCATACTGCATTTGAAATTCTTGAGGGTCTTTTTTCTTTTGCCCATCCAACCAATCTTTATCAATGTTAGGATTTGTAAGCCAAGTAGGAAGTCTCATTATTAGAGTTGTTGGATCTTCTTGTCTATTTTCGTGCAAATCATATAGTAACCCAATAGGGCCTTTAGGGTTGGAAAGAAGCATCATTTTGCCATCTTTACCAAATGTAGCAAGTGAAGGCTTCAAGTCATCATATAGACCGTAATCAACGCCAGAATCAGGGTTATCGCCTGCCATTGCTGCAACTTCGTCCATAATAATAGACCAGCAAGTAAGACCAACAAGACCTGAAGCATTACTTGAACCACAACGCAAGACGAGAGAACCAGCAAATGGGTTGATATTATCTTCTTTTCTTCTTACGTTTTCTTCTCTATCGTGTTCAGTATAAAATCGCATTTCCAGTTCTGTATCTTTGCCAATATAAGGAGCAAAGAAAGGAGATGCTAAAACTGTTTGTTTGATTTTAGAGAAGATTGCTTTTTTTGCCTGTTCTTCATTTCGAGCGACATTAAGAAGAACAATCTCATCAAATTCCATCAAGCCATATCTTGCTTGAGGGTGACCCATAGAAATAAGCCGATATAG